TTCGCGTATATCCGAAAACATCGGTGCGATCGTTGAGGTCCTTTCGTTCTATCGCTGTGAAGATCGGGATTGTTGGTATGTCAAAACATTTCGCCCGATGAAGGGAACGGTGCGCAAAAGCCATCCAACCATCATTCCGGGATCTCCGATCAAATATTACTGCTTTGATACGGATTTGCGCCCGATCAGCGGCGTGCCCGTCCATGACGAAGTGACCGAAGAGGTGAGCGCATGACCGCCACTTCGCCCACGCGCGCGCCCGCGCATTTGCCGATCGGTTGCTGCCGAGGACTCGCGCCGAAGCATCTTTGCCGATGCGAAAGGGATTGCTGTGATGACAATTCCCCGAACTTGCCAAATTGCACCAAATCGCAAACTGGCGTTGCGAGCGACCGCGACGCCCTCTGCCTGCCGCTCATGACCGACGAGCAAGCGCTCGCCACTTGGGAGCGGCTCAAGGCTGCGAGGAAGGCGTATGTGGCTGCTGTGCTCTCGGAGATAGCGGAATGATCACCGTCTCTCTTCCTCCGCCTGTGTCAGCAAACGTTTATTGGAGAACGCGCGTCATCAAGGGCGTGGCGATGACCTACGTGTCTGCCGAAGCCAAAGCGTTCAAGGCTGATGTCGCGCACATTCTTCGCGCTGCTGGATGCACCAAGCCGATCGAAGGCCGCGTGGCCGTCAACATGACGCTCTACCCGCACCGTCCGCTCGATTGGCAGAAGCGTCAGCAGAAGCTTGGCGAGGCATGGGATGACGGCGTGCGCTCAATCGATCTGGACAACGCCATCAAGGTCACTCTCGACTCGCTCAAGGGCATCGCGTTCATCGACGACGTTTGGGTGCGTGAGATCACGGCGAGCCGCGCTGAGCCCGATTCGTTGGGCGCACGGGTCATGGTCACGATTTGGCCGATCCTCGCATTCGCCACGCAATCGACGCTCGATCTGCCAGCGCAGCCGGTGCGTATCGCTGATCCATTGGACCTGTGAAATGGCAACCATCGTCCAGTTGGCTGGCATGCTTCCCCGCGACCCACAATTTCGCGCCTGGGCGTCCGAGTTCATCTCAGGCCACGTGACGGTGGATGACGCAGCGGCGTTCATCCGCGTCGTCTGCCAGGTCGAGAGCCGTCGACAGCTCGCGGAGGATCGCGAGGCGGAACGGAGGTTCCATCAGCTTTTGCGCAAGCCGTTCGTTGAATGGAAGTCGGAGCAGTTTTAACGCAGTACCCACCAGGAGAAGTCATGAGCACACGTTGCAAGATGCGCCTCAATGCAGTATTCGCCCAGCAATGGGGTGGTGTCAAAGCCATTTTCAGTTGCGAGTACGACACCGAGACAGAAGAAGACCGCCGCTTCGCTAAGGCGACGTCGATCGGACTTGCTGAGTTCGTGATCGATAACCCCGCAGCGATGGAGCAGTTGGTCATCGGCAAGGCTTACTACTTCGACATCACGCCAGCCTGATCGGTTAACCCTGGCGTCGTCGAATAACTTCTCAGGCGCACGCTTGGTCCACCGCGAGGTGGCGACTGATCCACGAAACGGATTGCCCATCCCACTAGGAGCCACAAATGACTGATCCCGTAGCCGAAGCAGCAGCACAGATCGCAGCACAGCAAGCCGAGCCGAGCATGCTTGAGAAGGCGATGGACACGATCCACGAACTGGAAGCGAAGGTCGAGCACCTGATCCATCCGGAGGATGAAGCCCCAAACGTCCTCCCGGCTTCGACGAGTGGCACGCTGCCCGAATCGACGCCGAGTGCGACTACTGGCTCGATCGCCTCTTCGGAGAACAGTGAATTGGGAAACGTCGCAGCGGCGGCAACCGCCTCCTCACTGCCGGAGAGTTCAACGCCATCTGCGCCGCCATTGCCTCTGACATCAACTATCGCCACCGAACTGTCTTCGAGCGGTATGAGCGCAGATATTCCCGCAAGCACCCCCGAGATTGGCGCAGTTGAATCCCCAAACGCTGCCCCCGCTGTGGTCGAGCAACCCGTCATAGCAGCATCTGCGCCGGTTGCATCCACCGTTGGCATACCGGGCATCATCGCAAGTGCGGTCGCTGAGCCGGTGAAGCTCACATCCGAGGCATCTACCGCAATCAAGGCAGTCGTCGCCAACATCAAGCACCACCTCAGCATTCGCGGCTTCGAGCAATCGGCCGTCGCGGACATACACGCTGAGTTGGCCGCCATCGAGAAGTGGCTCTAGGAGCGCGCCATGACTAACCGAACCGAGAGCTTGCGTGAAGCAATCCAGCGCTTGGCGGAACAGGGGATTCCCTACGCTGCGATATGCAAGCGTCTCGGGGTTAGTCGAACCACAGTCTGGCGAGTGCTGAGGGCGAAATGAGCTTCCATGTCCATCGCGGCTCATTTGCCGAAGATCCCGTCCAGCGAGCACATCAGCTAGCCGAACGCGTCTATGCCCGCGTGCAGATGAGCGGGCCGAGGCAAGTGCGGTTTCATCGCGGGATGCTGCTTACCTACCCATTCCCGGCTAGGCGCGGCTATGGCGTGCGCGGGCTGCTGATTGGCATATACACGGTCAACACGCGCTTGGAGTGGGTTCTTGACGATGTGATGCAGGTTTTGATAGGGGAGGGGCAATGATCTATGTCTGGATATCGATGCTGGTCATCATCTGCTTGACCGCATTCTTTCTCAGTCCGTGGGCAAGCGTGTTTGTTGGGATGCTGTCTTTATGGATTGCAAGCAAAGCGAGTGATTAACGCTCTTGCGAAACAGTTCTGGATAACGTATGAAAGCATCAACCTACGGAGAGCACTATGCCGCAGCCTAGCGAGGGCTTATCGCTCTCTAGCTTTATCTCGAAATTCGTTAAAGGAATAGCTATGCCACGCGGTCAATACGGAAAGGCTCAGAAGCCTGAAGGTGTCAAAGAACCGGTGAAGACGCCAGAGCCGGTCAAGGTTGAGGAAAAGCCTGTGAAGAAGCCGAACGAGCCGTCTTACTCGCGCAAGAGGCACTGATGACCTTCAAACTGGCAGCTAATGGCATGGGCGGTGAGCTTGCATCGAACTCGATCACGTACATTGCGCCCGATGAGCAGATCAGACCGCGTGGCGATCATGTGATCGTTGAGCCTTTGAACATCGAACATTCGACCATCCTTGAGGTGATCGAAAGCATCAAACCAGTCAGAGGACTGGTAAAGGCTGTGGGCCCTGGCTGCTTCCCTCTTCGATACGATCATGCCGACAAGCATCAGCGCACCCGCATGTGGCGCAGTTCCTTCTTCCAAAAGACGGAAGTTAAGGTCGGGGACATCGTTGAACTTGGCTCTCTCAGGCTTGATGGGCGCATGACCGGATATAGCTTTCAGACCTTCTATTGGGGCAGCAAGATGCATTTGATCTGCCGCGAGCAAGACATCAGCGGAGTTATCATCAATGAATAAGAAGCAGGTCCGCAAGCTCCATAAGCGGGCACACATCGCCGCAGCTATCGCCACGCAGAATCAATGGATCGAGGAAGCGCTGTGCGTTGCCACCGACAGTCAGCCGGAGCGCCATCGTCTATTCGCGCAAGCTCGCGCTATCTTGGAGAAGAAGAATGGCATGGCCAAAGGGTAGACCGCGTCCGCGGAAAGTATCTGGGCTGTCCGAGCCGGTTATCGAGGTCGAAGAGATTGAGATGATCGAGCGTGCACCTAACGAACCGCCTGCAGACTGGCGTAAGGGAGCATTGCTCAACGTGCGTAATTACGGTGACGCGTATGTGGTGACGCTCTATCCCGAGGAATCGCATCGGGATCATCCGGAGCGTGAGTTGCGCTTTACCAACCCCGGCGAGTGCCAAGACTTCGTCAGCCGCTGGTATCAACGCGAACACAGCGACCCGAGGGCGAGATAATGGCCGGAAAGAAAGGACAAGCCCCGCGCGTCGAGTTCTCGCAGGAACTGTTTGATGCCATCTGCGAACTGATCGCCGACGGCAAGAGCGTGCGCGAGATTTGCTCGGCAGATGGCATGCCTGACCGGAAGACATTCAACCAGTGGCGCAAGCGCACACCGGAGCTTGAGAAGCAATACGCACTGTGCCGCATTGACCGTGAAGACGCGATCTTCGATGACATCCATTGGATCGCAGACAACGAGAAGGACCCGAAGAAAGCGAAGGTGATGATCGATGCGCGCGAGTGGACATTGGCGCGGATGAATGGGAAGAAGTATGGCAATCGCGTCATGCAAGAGTTGAGCGGTTCGGATGGCGGACCGGTGCAACTCGTGCTCAATGGGTCTGATGTCCATGGGTGATTTCACGCTCACGCCGAAGCAGTTAGAGGCCCAAGAGCTTCTCAACGGGCCAGCCAAGCACGTGATGCTCGCTGGCGGCTCGCGTTCAGGCAAGACGTTTCTCATCGTGCGCAAGATCATCCAGCGTCGTCTCAAAGCGCCGGGCTCGCGTGGCGTCATCTTGCGCTTCCGCTTCGGGCACGTGAAGAACACCATCATGCTTGATACCTTCCCGAAAGTTATGTCGCTGTGCTTCCCCGGCGTGCCGTATGACGTGAACCAGTCGCTCGGCTTTGCGCGTCTTCCCGGCGGCAGCGAGCAATGGTTCGGCGGACTCGATGACAAGACGCGCACGGAGAAGATCCTTGGCGCCGAATACGCCGATATCTTCCTCAACGAGTGCTCACAGATCCCGTACTCGGGCCGTGAAATGGCTATGACGCGTCTCGCGCAGAAGGTCCGCGATAACGCGACAGGCAATGACCTGATCATGAAGATGTACTACGACGAGAACCCGCCGGATAAGGGCCATTGGACGTATCGCATGTTCAAAACCAAGTTGAACCCGGAAAGCCGTCAGCCGCTGCGTGATCCGGACGAATATGCCTTCATGCAGATCAACCCGCGCGACAACACGCAGAACCTGTCAGCGGACTATGTGCGCACGCTCGAAGAGATGTCACCGCGCATGCGCAAGCGCTTCCTTGATGGAGAGTTCCGTGATGCCTCACCCAATGCGCTGTTTAGCGAAGAAGTCTTGGAACGCTGGCGCAACATTGACGACGAGCTTCCCGACATGCTGCGCATCGTCGTGGCTGTTGACCCGTCCGGAGCGGACGATGCGGACAATGTCGATAACGATGAAATTGGAATCGTGGTCTGTGGGCTGGGAATTGACGGGAACGGGTATGTCCTTGAGGACCTTACGTGTAAGGGTGGACCCGCTACCTGGGGCAAAGTGGCAACCGATGCATTCAAGCGCTGGGAAGCCGATCGTATCGTGGCTGAAATCAATTACGGCGGTGCAATGGTTAAGTTCGTTGTTCGAACTGCTCTTCCCAACGTCCCTTTCCGACCCGTCACCGCAACACGCGGAAAAGTCGTACGTGCTGAACCAATCTCATCCCTTATGGACGCCGGCAAGGTGCGCATGGCTGGCAACTTCACGGCCATGGAAGAGGAGCTGTGCGCCATGACGACGTACGGCTATACCGGCGAGAACAGCCCGAACCGAGCCGACGCCATGATCTGGGGCATGGCTGACCTTTTCCCCGAACTGACCAAGCCCGAGGCGAAGTTGCCCGATCCGAAACCACAACTCATACACCGCCGCCTTGGCAGCAACACAGGATGGATGCGCTCATGACCGATCAAACGAATGCCCCGATGGATCGCACCGAAGAGGATCGCGAGTTTGCGGCGATCAGCGAGAACGATATCTTTGAGGAAGCGCGCGATCGCCTGAAGATCGCCGACGAAGCCTATTCGGACAATCGCAAGCGCGCTAAAGAGGCGATGATCTTCCGCGATGGCAAGCAATGGGACGATGAGCCTCAGGTGGACGTAGAAGATTCGATCGAACTGACCATCAATCTGACCGACACATTCGTGCGACGCGTGGTGAACAACATCAAACAACAGCGCCCGCGCGGTAAATGCCATCCTGTAGGCGATGGCGCGGACCTGGAGCTTGCCGAGATCATTAACGGCATCGGACGCCACGTGGAGACACGTTCGGAAGCATCTATTGCCTACGATCTGGCTGCCGAGCGCGCAGTTGACGCTGGAGAGGGCTATTTCCGCCTCGTGGCCGAGTACGAAAGCCCGCGCTCATTCCGCAAGGATCTGCGTATCCTGCCGATCCCCAACATTTTCAGCGTCAGCATGGACCCCAGCGCCATCATGCCGAGCGGGGCGGACCAGAATTGGTGCTTGATATCGGTCAAGATGAAGCGGCAGGAGTACCGCCGACGCTATCCGAACGCGAAGAATGTCAACTGGGTTGATTCGGAGCGCGTGCAGAGCCGCATCGACTGGGAAGACAAAGAGGATGTTCGGCTTGCTGAGTATTTCCGTATCCGCGAGAAGGGTGAAAAGCTCTACATGATCCGAGATAAGACGGGACAGGAGCACATGCTGTTCCGCTCTGAACTTCCTAAGCTTCCGGGGCAGGGCACATCGCTTGAAGAAGCCGTCAATCTGCTCACGAAGGCTGGTGCCAAGATCGAGGGCGAGCGCGACTCGATGAAACGCCAAGTTGAATGGTTCCGTCTGAATGGCCTTGTTCCGCGTTGATGGAAACTCTGTCGATATCGATGGAAAAGTGATGCGCAAGGGCATGGTCGATGGCCTGATGGACGCTCAGCGTATGGTCAACTATGGAGAAGTCGCCAAGATCAAGCGTCTAGGCCTCGCGCCTAAAGCACCGTGGGTTGCGGCTGAGGGACAGCTTGACGGCCACCCGGAATGGGATAACGCGAACCAAAAAGCCTATCCGGTGCTCGTCTACAAGCCAATTGTGATCGAGACAGGCAGCTTGCCGGTCATGGTTCCACCTCCTGCACGACAAGAGCCCGCACAGATCGAAGCCGGGTTCAGTGAATTCGTGCAGGGCATGCGTTCGAACCTGCTGGGGCTCGCCGGACAGGCGAATGAGCCGGGGCAGGATGAAAAAGGTGTCGTCGTATCAGGGCGTGCGCTAGAAAAGCGTCAATACATGTCGGATCAGGCGCATTTCCAGTACTACGACCACCTGACGCAGGCTATTGCGCAGTGCTGGCGCGTCATGACTGAGTGGATTCCGACCTACTACTCAGAGCCTGGGCGCATGCAGCGCGTTATCGGTGAGGATTCGACGCCGCAGATGGTCAAGGTCAATGAGCAGACCGACGAAGACGGCACTATGCGCATCAAGAACGATCTGTCGGTCGGAACCTACGATGTCGTGATGGATACCGGCCCCGGCTACGACACGAAGCGCGAAGAAGGCGCCGATAACATGATCGAATTGCTGAAGATTCCAGCGCTTGCCGAGATCATCGCCAAGACCGCACCGGATCTCGTGTTCCGTTCGATCGACCATCCGTATATGCAGGAGTTGGCAGACCGCTTGATGGCGGCGAACCCTGAAGGCCTGAAGAAGGTCATGGAGGGAATGTCGAGCCGCGCAAAGAGCGTTATCCAGTCGCTTGCCAATGAGAATTCAGCGCTTAAGCAGAAGCTCGAAGCGGCTGAGACTGAGGTCAAGCAAGGGCTTCAGAAGGCACACATGGCCGCAGTCGTCAAGGCGCACGATACCGAGGTCAGGGCCGATACCGCGCTCAAGGTCAAGGAAATCGAAG